GATTCAACGAAGCTTTCGCCGAATTTTCCGGGGATGTTCAACAGGCCAACCTAGGCGCAGAAGACGGGAAATACCCCTCGGAAGCCCCTGAACCCAAAGCCGTTGAAATTGACTGGAAAAAGGAAGCGGAAACATGGCGGCAACAGGCCGAGACAGCACAGCACCGGGCGGATTCCGACGCGGGCAGGGTCTCGGCATTGACGCGGAAAAACGCGGAACTCCAATCGCTGATTGACGGGGTTAGCCGGACGGGCGGCGACGAAGGGCCAAGCGTGGCCGAAACGAAACAGGCCATGGCCGACCCGGACAAATGGAGAGAGTACAAAGAGATTTACCCGGACGACGCGGCGGCGGTTGAAGAACTCATCGAAGCCAAGGCGCGGGAAACGCGGGAGGGGATTTTCGGGGAGATTTCCCCGTATTTGAAAGCCATCCAAGCCGCTAGCGCACAAACGGCGCAAGACCAGTTTAATTCAGCCGTGGCGGATGACCACCACGCCGATGCTTTTGATGTGTGGGGGTCGGATGGATTCAGGGATTGGATGACGGGACAGCCCGAACCGATTAAGCACATGACGACCAGTTTAAACCCGGCAGATATTCATTATCTGCTCGACACCTACAAAACCGTGGCCGGTTTGAACGGTGCGAAAGCGAACGACATTACCCGCCAACGCCAAGAACGGCTCAAGTCGGCGGAAAGTGTGAAGGGCGGCAGAGTGCCTAAGGCCGGGTTGCCGCCCGATGATTTCAAGGCTGCGTTTGATTATTACGCGGAAAATTAAGTTAAAGATTTGCCCGCCGTCCTGCCCCAATACGCGGGGCGGCGGGATGTAAACAAAACGACGAGTCAGCCATGCCGCCCGCAACGGGCCGCAAACGGAAACCCCTCGGATTGATTGATAGAAAAGAACCCTTTTATCCATCTTGAACAGGAGGCCAACCATGGCTACCGGATACACCCTATATGGCGACATAAGCCAACGCACAGCGGCATGGGCCGCTAAAAAAATGCTCCAACACGCCGAACCCTTAATCGTCCTAGGCAAGTTCGGCGCAGTCAAACCCATCCCCGGAAACACAGCGGACAACGCAAAGTTTCGCCGCCCAATCCCGTTTGCCGTCTCCACCTCTCCGCTAGTCGAAGGGGTGTCACCCTCGCCCAAGCAGATGGTTTACGAGGATGTATCGGTCAAATTGGAGCAATACGGCGACGTGCATTCGCTCACTGACCGCGTTGACGACTTGGCGGAAGACCCGGTTTTGTCGGATATGTCCATGTTATCCGGAGAACAAGCCGCAGAGACGCTGGAAATGGTGACGTACGGCGTGATTAAAGGCGGGACTAACGTGGCCTATGCCAATGGCTCGGCCAGAACCGCCGTCAATACGGTTGTCACCCGTGGCTTGATTCGCGGGGCCGTGCGTTCATTGGAGCGCAACCGTGCCAAGCGTCTGACTAAAATGTTAGCCCCATCGGTGAACATTGGGACAAAGCCAATCGAAGGAGGATTTGTCGCCTTTTGCCACACCGACCTCGCCCACGACATACGCAACATCGACGGGTTTACGCCGGTTGTGGCGTATGGTTCACGGCAGCCCCTGTGCGACAGGGAGTTCGGGTCGATTGAAGATGTGCGGTTCATGACCAGTCCGCTATTCGTGCCGTGGATCGATATTGGCGGGGCGAAAGGGTCGATGCTATCCACCACGGGAACCTACGCGGACGTGTACCCGATTATCATCACTGGGGAAGAAGCCTGGGGAACTTGCCCGTTGAAGGGGGCCAATGCCATCTCACCGATTGTGCTTAATCCGAATACACCAACCAAGTCCGATCCGCTTGGACAAATTGGTTTTGTCGGTTGGAAAACCTACTTTGCGGCCGTAATTCTCGCAGAGGCTTGGATGATTCGGCTTGAAGTAGCCGCTACCGCACTTTAAGGGGGTAAAACATGTTCAACTTAGCATATATGTCAATAACCGGAACGCTTTGCTTTAGTAAAGCCGGACTGGCGGAAGGCACAAACGCAAACACCATCAAGCTTGCCGCACCCAACGGGGCGGGGGTGGATTATCTCATTGACGGCCTGTTTTATCATAAAGCCGACACTGACAATATCGCCCTTACCGTTTGCGCCCCGCAAGCGGATTTGACGACCTGTCTTTATCTTGTCCAACTCAATACTAACGGCGACGTGAGCATTGTAAAGGGTACTGATCACCCGACTCATAAACTGGCGGACGGCGGCAGCGGCAGCTTGGCATGGCCCAAGCCGACCGTGGGCTGTTGCCCTATCGGTGCGTTTAAAGTCGTCAACGTGGGCGGCACGTTCACGACCGGAACGACCGATTTGGGTGCGGCAACCGTAACGGATACTTATTACGATTTCCCTGCCATTCCCGGCTACCAACTGGCAACCTAACCATAATAGTGCAAGGGCGGGTTTCACCGCCCTAGCCCAAAGAGGTAACTATGAGCAAGCAACTTGACGATTTAGACAAAAACGAACTCCGCGACCGGGCAGTCGACATGGGGCTGGCGGTCAACCCGTCCATGGCGAAGGAAAACCTGATTGCGCTTATCCGCGACAAAATGGGATTGCAAGCCCCGCCCGCGTTAGCCGTGGGTCACGAGCCGGAAGCCGATGAACGGGTCTGGATTGAAATCCAAAAAACCAGCGAGGAAACCGGCAGCGATGATGTTTTCCTTGGGTGTAATTTCCGAAATTACCAGATAAAGCGGGGTGTGCCGGTATTTGTACCGCGCAGCGTGGTGCATGTGTTGGAAAATGCCATCAAGACGCTGTACAAGTGGAACGAATCCACACGGGAGATCATCCCGCGCCACGTCAAATCGTACCCGTTCAGTTTCGTGTCCGGCCCGATTTAAGGAAAGCTTGTGACCTACGCCGATTTGAAAGCCTTGTTCCGCCGTCAAATCCACGATGACGTGCAACCGTATTTTTTTCAGGATTTGGACTTGGACATGGCGGCGAACGAGGGCATCAGGGAGGCGTGTTACCGGGCAAAGCTGATACTGGATTCGACAAGTGCCGCAACTCAAATAGCACTGACATCGGCGACCACCAGCGTTGCATTGTCTCGCACTATTTTCCAGATTGTGAGGGCGCATATCGTCGGCGGGGGCCATGCCATCATGACCCCTCGCAGTACAGCTTATCTGGATGAAAACGTATATGGCTGGCGGGACAAATCCGGCGAACCCGCGACTTACACGCTGGACGAAAACACGTGGATAATCCGTCCTCACCCCAAGCCGGATAAGAATTACACGCTGGCGTTGACGGTTTACCGCTACCCTTCCGCCGCCGATACGCTGGTGGAGATACCGGAGGATTGCCACTACGATTTAATCCACTGGATTGAACACAGGTATTACATGCGGCGGGACATTGATTCATTCGACAAAACCCGTTCCATCGAAGCAGAAATGCTATTTACCGAAAGATTCGGGCCTAGGCTGAACCGCAATAGCCAAGCCCATATGATGCAAAACGCGCCCATGACGGCGGGCGTTTATCCATTAGCGTGAAACTTAAAAAGAAATATTATTATGTCTGCCCCTGAACGAATACCCGCATTCACCTCAGCGTCATGCCCAACCGCAAAACAAGCAATTGACGTAGGCATAAACAAAGCCTATGTCGATGGTGTTTTGATGGTACCGACAGTATACAGCAACGCGGGTTACCCGGATGGATGGATGGACCCAGCCGCAGCACTCCCAACCGGTGTTCCCGAAGAAGTACAGGCACTGTCCGATTTACTTCAAACCACCACGACCAGTTTGTTGGAGAATTCTAAAAACCCGTGGAAATGCACCAACACCGGCAGTGGCACGGCATTGGTCGCTATGTTTTCGCCACCGATTACGGAACTCAGCGACGGCATGCTGTTGAACCTAAAAACATCGGTGGCCAATTCCATCGGTACGCCCACGTTCACCCCGAATTCAGGCACGGTGGATGCAAAAACAATCGGCAAGGGTCCGGCTGGCGGGGCGTTGAATGTCGGCGACATCGCCGCCAACGCCTGGGCGCAAATCCGCTATTCGGCTTACCTGGACAAGTGGATTCTGGAGAACCCGGCCATCCTTGCAACGGACACGCAGATTCATAGCTACGTCATGACCGGAACGCCTCCGTCAAACGCACCGGTTGGTTCGCTCTTAATAGACCCATCGGACGCGTCGGCGGCGTTGGTGGGGGCCACGGGAGCCGCAGGCGCAACCGGATCAACTGGGGCAACAGGGGCTACAGGCGCGGCTGGGACCAATGGAACGAATGGCTCGGCGGGAGCCACAGGCGCGGTTGGAGCAACAGGAGCGGCGGGAACATCCGTCCTGACCGGTTCCGGCGCACCCTCCAACGGCTTAGGCAACGACGGGGATGTCTATTACGACACGGCCAACACTACCATCGCCGGTCCCAAGGCGGCGGGCGCATGGCCCACGGCGGTGCCGTTGCTGTATGCCCCGAAAACCCTCCCGACCTACGCCTGTGATTTCCTAGGCGCTTATTCAAACGCCTACGCACCATGGCAATCGGCGCTTTTCGGCACGGGAGCGGGCGTGGTGTCTCCGGATGCCGGAATCGTCACTGCGGCGCATCAGGGGGTCGTAAAACTGCGCGGCGGTTCGGCGGGTACCTCGGGGGTGCGCGTGACGACCGACATGGGCATCATCCTGTTTGGCGGCAAGGAAAAAACCACCGCCATCCTCTATTTCAACTCGCTGGCGACCGAGGGCTATGTCATCGGCTTCAGCGATCAGTCCGGTAGCGGGGAGCCTACCGACGGCGCTTACCTTTATATGTCCGGCAGCGGCGTTGTGACTGGAAAGACCGCCTCCAACTCCACAAAATCCAGCACCGGCACCACTTACACCGTGTCCACGGCGATCTGGTATGAGTTCGCGGTCATCGTCAATTCAAACGCGACCCGTGTGGATTTCGAGATACGCAACGATTCCGATACGCTGTTGTGGACCGATTATGTCACCACCAACATCCCCACGGCATCGGGCCGGGAGACGGGAAGCCAAGTCGTCGTGTGGTCGTCCACAACCACATCCATAGCGATGTGCCACTTAGATTACATGTCGCTCCGCTTCGGCCCGCTTGCGAGGTAAAAAAGATGAACCAGAATTATGCAAAAGCCAAGTCCGCGCTCCTTCGCGCCGAGATCGACTGGCTGAACGACAACATCAAGATGGCCGTCCTCGGCACCAGTTACACGGGGGGATCGGTCGCGATTGACAATGATGAGTTTTACACCGCCATCCATGCCCATGTGATGGCAGGCGGGACCGCCATCAAGACACTGACCGGCAAAGCGGTCACCGTCGGGACCAGCCCGGTTAAGGAGGGTGTGGCGGACGCTGACGATGTGACGTTTGTCTCAATAACGGCGGGCCACACGGTGGGGTTCTTCG